AGGGCAGAAGGAATCGAAATCATAGACAATAAAAGACCTATGCAAATAGGCCATTTGTGGGGAATACACGGCCACGAATACGTTGGTGGAATATCAGCACCGGTGAACCCTGCAAGGGGGTTATTCCTGCGATCTAAAGTATCATGCTTTCAAGGCCATAATCACCAGACATCCGAACACACAGAGCCAACATTAGCCGGGAAGATGGTAACCACATTCAGTATCGGATGCCTGTCGGAACTCCATCCTGCGTATATGCCACTCAATAAATGGAATCATGGCTTCGCTATGGTTGACATGGCAGGAGATGAATTTGAGTTCCGTAATAAACGAATCTTCAAAGGTAAAGTGCTATGAAAGTTGTCAGGCGCAAATTGGGAAAGGAAAAAGCGGATGGCCTTGCGCACATTGACGATAATACCATTGAGATTGATGAACGGCTGAAAGGCAAATACCGGTTAGAGATCACCATACACGAAGCACTACACATCCTTTACCCTACTGATAGTGAAACCGCTATCATTCGCAAATCAAAGCGACTGACGAACGTACTATGGAAACAGGGTTATAGGTTGGTGGAGAAGTAATCATTTATCCTCCCTCCCATACTTCCCTTCATACTGCCCCAGTTGATAAGCCATGTAACAAGTACCTATGAAGATTATGAGTGCTATTATAGCCATTGTTTTGAGTTTATGTATGATTTAATGTCATTGTCATACTTAGCCGTTACAAAGTTATGAATGGTGTTTACTGCATGGTGTACGCTGCCATGATCTCGCTGGAATACTTTGCCCAGTACCGAAGTGCCGTGATTGGTAGTGATGAATGCAAGGTACTGACACAAATGCCGGGGTAGTACATATTTCCTGCGTCTGCATTTGGCGAATATGTGCTTTTTATCAATGTCGAAATCAGCGCATACGGTTGTGATTATCCGATCTATCTTTTCGTGATCTACTTCTGATAGCAACTGGCGTTTTTGGGTTGTTAGGGTATTCATGTTTTTTGAGGGTTTTTGCCATGCACGAGTAAATATCGTACATGAGTTTAGAGTTGATTTTCATTAATCGTAGTTAAGTATTTCTTCATCAATAAAATCTGCAACAATGCCAGGAACTTTGAATATAAGCAGGTAAATGCCGAGCAGTATTAGTACCAACAGATAGGCAATGTTGTCAAGTAAATTGATTAGGAAACGCATGGTGAATGATTAGTGGTAAAAAAACCCCCAGAGCCGACCTCCGGGGGAAACCAAAAAACCCTTAACATGAGGAGCCAACAATGGCTGCTGTAGAGTTCAAAGATAACATTTTTTTGAATTTTAACACATGGCTGATTTCCCCACTATCATCATAGCAGATAATGTGGTTAAGATGCCTTTCGTATTGCAATTCAAGATTTTCAGCGTATTGCTGCGCTTGTTTGATTGTGGAAAAGATAATAGTGGTCATTGGTTAAAGGTATTTGGTTAATAATAATTCAATCTCTTGCCATTTTGCATCCCTTGCGGCAGCCCATGCGGCATACCTTGCGGCATCACATGCGGCCAATGCGGCATCCATTGCGGCCAATGCGGCAGGCCTTGCGGCCCATGCGGCATCTGTGGCATCCAATGCGGCCCATGCGGCCCATGCGGCAGCTAATTCATCTTTACCAATCACTCCATTCGCATAATCTCTTGCGGCTTGTATGGCTTTGCGTGGACGGTCATCATTGCGGTATTTGTTTTCGTAAATGTGCAGAACTGATTCGGAACAATCAGCCGCAAATAATCTAATCTCTTTGTCCTTGCCTTCTACTGCACGCAATGCCCAAACTGCATCTTTTATGCCATTGGATTGAATGATAGTGGCAATAGATAGCGGCTCATCATCTCCTTGTGTTTTGCCTAAATGGTTAAGCAGTTTATTCCACCCATTTTCGCAGGGTAAATGTGATTTGATTTTATTGAGGGTAGTTGTCATTGGGTTATGGTTTTAATTGGTTAAACGATTCCGATTGTCATGTCCTTGTGTTTGATTTCGGCAGGGCATTGCAGGGTTACAGAAAGGTGCGCCAAGTAACTCATGAACTGCTGCGCAGATTCCAAACTATCAAACCACCATTCGTGGTTGAACCACTCTTTAGGGGCATTGGTACCGGAAATTGAAGCCGGCATAGTGTAGCGATGCGTAGGATCCATGTGCAACAGTTCCCGGAATGCTTCGATGCTTTCCGAATGGGCATAGATGCAGTATTCTTCCCGGATTGCTAACTGGTTGCGCTCCCATCCTGGACATTTGGTGGCGATGAATTTTTCTGCATCTTCGAGAGTGGTGAGGTCATCGGTTAGGCGTGATTTGCTTTCGATGAAATAGACGTTGTAATACTTGGTCATGGTTATTTGGTTTTTTTGTTAATGGTTTTTTTGAGGTTTGTCCAGGAAGGAGAGCGATAAGTTTTGCCGTTAATGATGCAGAAGAAATCAACAGTTCCGCCAACGTTTGAGGGGCAGTAGCTGAATGTTACTTCGATGCCTTTGTAGATTTTAGTCGTTATCATGGTTTTTTGTTTTTGTTTCCACAAAGATAAAGTTTTCCACAGATACCAACCAAATATTTTTGGAATTATTTTTGAAGTTTTGTGGAATTTTTTAATAACTGCTTGATTTTCAACTCCTCATCGGGTGAAAGTTTTTCCTTGCCCCGAATCCATCCATGTACTTTTAATTTACGGATGCCGGCCTGTTTCTCAATTTGCGATACGTTAAAGATGTGTTCACCTTGTAATAGTTCTTTGACTTGCATAAATAAAATATTTCTACAAAAGTACAAAAATATTTGGTAATTACAAAACAATACCCCAATTTTACACTCTAAAACCAATTTAACATGAATCTAATTAAACACACGGCCACCGAGATAATGAGTATCGGTAAGGCGTTTGCGGAATCGGGAATGTTTCCCGACATCAAGTCCGCTGCTCAAGCAATAGTCAAAATCCAAGCAGGTGCAGAGTTGGGTATCGCACCTTTTGCCGCCATGTCGGGCATTCACATTATTAAAGGTAAACCAACCATAGGGGCCGGTATTATGGCATCAATGGTAAAGGCATCCGGTAAGTACAACTACCGGGTAATCGAACAAACCGACAAGAAATGCTCCATTGATTTCTACGAGGGTAAAGAACTTATCGGCAATAGCACCTTCACCATTGAAGAAGCAAAGAAAGCCGGTACGCAGAACCTGGAGAGATTCCCGAGAAATATGCTTTTCGCACGGGCAATGTCTAACGGTGTAAAATGGTACACTCCCGATGTATTTGCAGGGCCGGTGTATGTGCCGGAGGAAATGGAGTTCCCAACGCTGCCAGATGCCGAACCTACTAAACGCATCCTCACCAACGATCAATTCCAGTCCGCACTCGTTAAGATTCAGGACGGCGAATGTATCAAAGGCAGTACCGTAACCGTGTATGATTGGGTGCGAACAGAGTGCCAACTGACAGAAGAACAACAATCATTATTTAACCTCATAAACTCAAATGACAATGGAACTGATTAAATTCAACCACACAACGAAGGAAGAACCTACGCAACTTGTACGTGAAATCTTCGATGAAGTACTCAACGGGAGAATCAATCCTTTAGAACTGCATCTGCGATTAAAATCAGCGGAGGAAGTGATAAAGCAGCTAACCGGACTTGAACCCTACAAAGCAATCCTATTGGATGAAGCACAGAAGCACGGCAAATCATTTAACTACCAAACTGCGAAGATAGATATTCGGGAAGTGGGGGTTAAGTATGATTATAGTGGATGTGGGAATAGTAAACTGGCTGAATTGTATGAAAAGCAGGCGAATATTAACGATGCAATAAAGGAATTGGAGGCCTACCATAAGCCATTGCCCACATCAGGCATACAGGTACTTAACCAATCCACAGGCGAAGTAGAAACACATTATCCACCTGCGAAAACTTCTACCACATCGGTAGCGGTAACGCTTAAATAAAACAATTATGACAGTTAAAGAACATTTGTTATTGAAAGAATTAGGTAATGCAAATGCATTCCCGCAAGCAAAAGAAGATTTAAATGTGGATAGTGAATATGGTTTAACCAAACGTGAATACTTTGCAGCAATGGCATTGCAGGGATTGTTGGCTAATCCTAATATAAGTGTTGTAACATCAGATGCAGTAATTTATGCTGATAGATTAATTGAAGAACTAAACAAGTAACACTTTAAACTATGGGAAAAATCATTATAGCTTTAATATTTATGGTATTATTTGTTTTAAATTACTCAAACTACAAAAAATGGGGTAATGAAAAAAAATATGTATCTGAAGGAATTGCCTTAATTGCTTGTATTATTTGCATACTTGTTATAATTAAAATGGGGTTAAAGTAACACGGCAGTCATGTTAGCGTAATCGGGAATGAATACCGACTTGGGATAACGCCTTCGCATTGTAGCGGAGAGATACGGGTTCGAATCCCGTACATGGCTCTAAACGGCACTGGCAACCGATACCCAGTAATTTTATGACATATCTGAAAGAACCAATGGGAAAAGATTACCAAGTTCACACTACACAGGATTACTTCATGTTTAAGCCTATTGATGGCAACAGGAACAAAAACCTATTGCACATTAACAGGTTAAAAAAATCAATGGCTCAAAATTATTTGTTCACTGTTATTATCGTAAATGAAAAATACGAGATTATTGACGGTCAACATAGATTTCATGTTATTGAGGAACTTAACCTACCTTTAAATTACATTGTATGTAAAGGTTATGGATTGCAAGAAGTTCACACACTCAATGCAAATTCAAAAACTTGGAATGCGGATGATTATTTAGAGGGGTATTGCAATCTTGGATACGCAGATTATATTAAGTATAAACAATTCAAAGAAAAGTATAAAATTGGTCATAATGAATGTATGTTTTTACTGTCAGCCACTTATAGTAAAAATATTACAGAAATATTTTATTCTGGTCTTTTTACTATTAAAAGCTATGATAATGCTTGTAAAACTATCGAAAAAATATTTTTGATTGAACCTTATTTTGATGGATTTAAAAGAAGATCATTCATTTTTGCAATGATTACTTTATTCAAAAACACAAAGTTTGAATTTACAGAATTTCTGCAAAAGTTAAAATTGCAACCAACTGCACTTGTAAATTGTAGCGATATAACTCAATACATATCATTAATTGAGGAAATCTATAACTACAGAAGAAAGGATAAAGTTAATCTCCGTTACTAAACTCTTAATCACACTGGCTCTGAATACCCAGCGAATCAATGGCAACACTAATTAATGCCTACATCACAAAGGCAAAACTTGAACAACTGCTGCAACAAGCAGAAAAAGGGGTAGCTTTCACAATCGCAGTAAACGATGAAGCGAATGCCTACAATCAGAATGTATCTCTGTACCTTTCGCAGACAAAGGAGCAAAGGGAATCGAAAGAACCCAAGACCTACTTTGGAAACGGTGCAGTAGTGTGGACTGACAACAAAGTTACACTTGCACCAAAGAAGGATGCACCTGCTGAAAACAAGGTAGTAACTCCGAATTATTCTGAAAATCTACCATTCTAATCACACGGGGAAGGGTTATACCTTCCCCTTAATTTTACAACTATGACTGGCTTAAATATACAATGGACCGTAACAAAAGGGGGTAGTTTTGACCCATGTGCAAGACCTGGTTATCAAACCACAACAGAAGAAATTGGAACTTTTGAAGGTAAAAAGTTTGCAAGATTTAGAATTTTTGAAGCGTATTTAGATAGAAAAGGAATTGACTATAAAATTACTCACCAAACAATCATTCCACTATGACCATCCACCAATACCTACACAACAAAGAAATCCGCACTAACACTACTGCAAGGCTGAAAGATGGCAAATGGTACCGTTACATTGGCGGTGCATGGGTGCCGGAAAAGCAATTTCAGTTGATGTTTCCCCTACCTTCAAAGATTGGGAATAACTCCAATAACCCGAATAAAAGAGCGTTATATTTAGATTAGTTATGAAACACGGATCATTATTCAGCGGTATAGGCGGCTTTGACTTAGCAGCCGAATGGATGGGATGGGAAAACGTATTCCATTGCGAATGGAATGAGTTTGGTAAAAAAGTATTACATCATTACTGGCCTAAAGCAATTTCATACAATGACATCACTAAAACAGACTTCACTATTCACAGAGGAAAGATTGACATCCTCACCGGTGGATTCCCATGCCAACCCTACTCATCAGCCGGAAAGCGAAAAGGAAAAGAAGATGAGCGCCACCTCTGGCCGCAAATGCTTAGAGCAATTAGAGAAATTCAGCCGCGTTGGGTTGTGGGCGAAAATGTTCTCGGCCTTGTTAATTGGTCAGGGGGATTGGTATTCCACGAGGTGCAAGCTGACTTGGAAGCTGCGGGGTACGAAGTATGGCCGTATGTACTGCCAGCTGTATCCGTCAACGCTCCCCACAGAAGAGATAGGGTTTGGTTTGTTGCCTACGCCAAGAGCGCAAGAAATAGACAACAGCAAAGAACGAATAGCAAACAACCAAATAGACAGTTTACCTACAATGGCAATCATGGGTCTACTCCCCACCCCAACGGCAATGGACTCAACAAACGCAACGGCAACGATGAAGATCAGCCAGGTGAAGGAGGGGAGTATGCACTCGGTAACGCTGACAAGGGCGATGAGTATGGGTATGTTGCCGAAACCCGCAACACGGGATTACAAGGGAGCAAGGTCAACGGAAGCACTGGCAGAATCAGGAAGGAATCAGACAAACTCACTACCGGATGCGTTTGCTCAAACTGGCAAAACTTCCCAACTCAATCCCCAATTTGTTCTCGAAATGATGGGCTTTCCTCCCGACTGGACAACATTACCTTTTCTAAGTGGAGAAACGAATCAATCAAAGCAGCCGGAAACGCTATAGTACCACAAGTCGTTTATCAAATCTTTAAAGCAATTGAGCAATATGAAACACTACCCCGAATGGCGGATAAGATATAACACCGCACACTACAACTACACTTTGCAACGTACCCCGAATGTGGTGAAGGATGGATTCTACACTACACCGCCGGTGCCTGTAATTGCGAAGTCAAATGGACTGACAACCTTCATAATCAATTTCCTAAACTGGTCTGGCTACCGGGCTACACGCATAAATACGATGGGTAGGCAAATTAATGGAAAGTTCATTCCATCCGCAACCAGGAAGGGAACGGCTGATATTTCGGCGACAATCAAAGGCCGGTCAGTTATGATCGAAATAAAAGTGGGCAAGGATAAACCCCGACCGGAACAACTTGCCGAGCAGCAACGGGAACGGCAAGCGGGCGGGATTTATGAGTTTATTCATACGCCGGAGGAATTCTTCATTATATTTGACCAGATTACAAGTCATTAA